AAATAATCGAAGCGAAGACAACGATCCGTTCTACGTGAGCAATGTAGAAACGATGTTAAATTACTTAAAAAATGAAACAGAATAAGAAATATAAATATCCACTGACCAAACGAGAGCTTATCGATGGGCTTCGTCATTACGACATTAATAATGGACAATGGAAATTACCGAGCGTCACGACGATTTTGGATAAGACGCAGCCGGCCGAGAAGCGCGAAGCGTTGAGGAAGTGGAGAGAAGCGAAGGGAGAGGAGGAAGCGACGCGGATCGTGGATAGCTCTGCTGCACGGGGGACCGCGATGCACAAGATTCTAGAAAAATATATTATTGAAGATGGATACATTGATCTAACAGATGTAGGTAAACAAGCTCATTCAATGGCTAAACAAGTGATTGAACGAGGGTTATGTAATGTTCCAGAATTTTATGGATCAGAAGTCACTCTATATTATCCTGGTCTATACGCAGGGCAAACTGATTTAGTAGCTATTCATAAAGGCGAAGAAGCTATTATAGATTTTAAACAAACGAACAAACCAAAGAAAAGAGAATGGATTGAAGATTACTTTTTACAATTGGGTGGTTATGGAATGGCACACGATTATGTTTATAAAACAGCCATTACTAAAGCGGTCGTTATGATGTGCAGTAAAGATAATTATTACCAAGAATTTGTTATTCAAGGACCAGAATTCAGAGAAGCTAAGCATAAATTTTTAAAAAGAGTCACTGAATATTATGAAATCAAACAAGAACCTAAAGTAGATATAAAGGAGGAAGACTTTGACAAAAAGAAAAATTGTCCTCACAATTAAATATATTGATGGACTAGCAGAAAAGTATAGAAAGAAACCAACAGCCAAGAATAAAAAAGCTTGGTTTGACGCTGTGAGTCAATGGGCTCAAAGGCATCGTTTAAAATATACAGATTCAAAGAAAGGACAGACGGTATTAGTTTTATGAGAATGCGAGATATCCAAATGTATTTAAGTAAATTTACAGATGGTAATAAAGGGACATCTATTTCAGATTGCCAAGTTTATATAGAAATGCAAGATGGCTCCCTGCAGGAAATTAAAAAAATGGAATTACAAGAGAGTAGAATGTTGGGTAAGATAAACAGTAGCGCCGCCTGGAGAGTAGTTATGAAGGGTGAGCCTAGAAGTCAAATCAACCAATCATTAACTTTTAAAATATAGAATCCCTTGGGAGGGGCCGGGGAACCTAGCGGGGAACCGGCCTTGAAACATTATGAAATATAAATTTACAGTGGCTGAAGAAGGTAAACCCGCAGAAGAGAAGGAATCAATGTCCTTCAAGAAATTATTTAAATCTTTAATCAACATTAACCCAAAATGGACAGGCACTCTCACATATGATAATAAAAAAGGACGTAGAGTGACTCACAATATTCAAAATGGAAGGAGGATATATGGCTAAAAAGAAAAAGAAGAAAAAAAATAAGAAAAAAGACAAGAAAAAGAAGAAGAAAAGAAGATAGTGTGACATATATGTCACAGTGTGCCAACATAAGTGGAGATTTGGGGGCATTGATTTTTTTTTTCTATCAAAAAAAAGTCGGTGGCACAGTGGCACAAACCGTAATTTTGGCTTAAAAGTGTTGGTATTATTGACTAATAGCTGTGCCAGAGGGTTCATTTACGGTGGCACAGGGTGGCACAAATGGCGTCAATACTAGCTTTTTTGACTTTTTACGGTGGCACAAAATCAGAAAGTGTACGATGAATTCAGGATTTTGTACTCGGCACGCGCGACCCTTTTAGTTTTTTTGAAAAACTTTATAGGGGTCAAATCTCCACTTATATGCTAAAATGAGATATGCCTAGATCTAGAAAACGCAAGAAATCCAAGTATAAACATATTGTTATTAACAAAAAGAAGTTTTATTTTTATAAAATAAAATGGCTTGACATTACTGCAGATGGAGGGCACGCTACACCAGATGAATTTGATAAATTTGAATGTGCTAAAATGCTGTCGTTTGGGTACGTCTACAAAAAGACTAAAAAGTTTGTATGGACGTTTGCGAGCTATGATGAGACGGATGAAGTCTACTCTGATAGAAATGTATTCCCGATAGGCTGTATTTTAAAGATGGAGAAGATAAACATATGATTAATAAAACACTCGTTAAGAATATGAAAGATGTTAAGTGGAAAGAAATCCCACCTGTTAGAGGACCTAATCCTCAAGGGTTAAAGAAACCTACCGAAGTTCGTAAGGTTTTAAAACGACATCAAGCTAAAAGAATTTTCCCATAAAATTAACCAACATAACCAAAGGATAGATATGTTTGATAAACTAAGGCGAATATATAATACCTGGAATGGCTTTTTTAATGCTCACCAAGGAATTGTATTATTACTTATGCTGATTGTAATTTATCTTGACTGTTCTTTTCGTCACTAGATTCCACAATCACACCCTCAATTAAAGTTTTGTGATCATCTAGAATCTGTTTCATTTTAGATTCTATTTCTGATTCTGACAGCTTATCTATATTACCAGTCATAATTAATTTCTGGTCAACGTAGAGTCCTGCAGCTTTACCACGTGCAACTTCTGCATTGGTAGCTGCGGACCAAGCTCCCTTTGCTCTAGCTTCATCTCTGATTCTAGCGAGCTCAGTTATATGTCTTTCAAAATTAACACCATATTTTTCTTGAATCTCTGCTCTTAGCTCTCCAATATATTTGACAACTAAAGGTGAGTATTTAGGATTTCTTAATTCAGATGCCGCTTGCCTAGGTCTAGATTTATAACCTGCTTCATATGCACATTCACTTGGACTCTTACGTCCTTCATTAAACACAAGTAATTCTGCGAATTTAATTTGTCTTTCACTAAGTTTTGCTGGTAATCCCATACCTTGACTTATATCGTAATCTAACGTACAAGTCAATTATGGATATATTAATGATAGTTTTTGCTCTGTTAGGCGGAAGCACTTCTGATAAAACTATTGACCCCGCGAGTATGGTGGCAAAGCAACTTATTAAAGGTGTGTACGATGAAAAGAGAGTCCAAACTTTGGCAATTACTGAAGAAAAATACGCCCCAGATTTCGTGGACAAGATTAGAATCTTGGAGTAGCTTCGGCACTCCAGATTGCTTAGGATACAACGATTCTTGTGGTTTTTTTATGTGTGAGCTTAAGATAGCTGATGGTAAAAAAATATCATTTTCCCCCCATCAAAAACTATTTCATATCACCAGAAGCAAACGTAATTTTATACTTGTTCAACAAGCCGCGAAAGGCTCCCCGCCTTCCGTAAAACTTTATGGATCATCCTCGATCCACGGCCTGCTTGCAGACCACCGCGAAACGCCGGCCCTTGCCGTCGATGATTGGAATCACATTCAAAGAATTTTTTTAGGCTTGCGCCCTAACTGAGCTTGGGCGCTCTCCACGAACCGCGCTGAGTTCTCCGCGTTCAGCTTGTCCGCTTGACAGCTCGTGGGCCCACCCTCCCGCTTGTCAGCTTGCTCGCTTGAGCGCTTGGGCCCCTTATTTTTTTTTATTTTATCGCTTGCTCGCCAGCCGTCCGGCGGGGCGAACTCTTCATTAATCTGTTTTATTAGGTCGCTTAGTTTAATGTTTGCCATATATCACCCTCTTCACTGAAGGATCCCAGCAGGCCCTGCAGCTCTTGCACGCGTTGCCCTGCTTCGGGGCTGGACAGGTCACCTGGGCCGCGTCGGTCGTCACGCCTGACGTGAACGGCCACCAGCTGGCCGGCTTCTCCTGGTCCACCATATGATCCGATAAAACTATTTTTAAATTGGCAGGAACCACGGCCGGGTCCATCAGGGACAGGAACCGCGCCTCGCGCGTGGGCAGCCAGTGACTGGTCCCCGGCGTCCGCTTGCACACTTCAAAAATATTTTTTAGATGCTCAACGCTCTGGATGTCTCCGGAGTCGTGCCACCTGAAGTGACTGTGACCTGTGACCAGCGTCACCATTGCGTCGACCCATCGTGGGTCTTCTAAAGCTTTCAACCTACGGTTGAGCGCGTCTTGTACATTCTTGAACCGGTAACGTCCCTTCAGGGCGTAGCAGCCCGCGCACACGGAGCCCGGGATCTTCACCAGCTTCGCGCCTGTTATGCAGCGCTTCGCGGGCAGGTTATGAGCTGGTCCTGGCATCTTCGACGGCTTACTCAGGCCGCCTGTAATTTCAATTGCTTCTTTTTTTAACATAATATCCTTTCTTATAAATTCCCATAGTACTAGATCAGGGGCTTGCTGTCAAGCTTGCTTGCTCGCTAGCTTGTTAGCTTGCGGGCCCACCCTCCCTTTTTTACCATTGCGTAATACTT